AGTTTGCTAAAAAATAAATTTCAGAGTAAATTGATTTAATATCATATGAAAAAATCATTTTTATATGCTCTATAATACTTAAATTATATATGTTAAATCGTTGTTCTTTAAACGTTGAAACTGTCAATATTTCAGAAGTTATTAATTGTTTTAATGCATCAAAAACTTTATTTTGCACATTTATTTTTAAATGTAAAGGTAACGTATCTAACAAATTATTCTTTTGTTCATTGTTAAAATTATTGAAATTTATATTTTTATCATTAATAGTTATACATTCTATAAATTCTTGAATAGATTCATTTATAGATTCATATATGTTTTTTTCTTTAATTAAAAAATCATTAAAAAGATTTATACTTGTCAATTTAGGCCAATTTAATTTTATTAATATGTTATTTTCTTTTATTGTATTATTGTTATCAGATTCAAAATAATTTGAAGCATTGTATAAATTAAAAAGATAATCTTTTAAGTTTAATTGAATTTTAGTTTTTGTACCTGTGTCTTTTAATATAAATTCTATTGTATTACCAACACTTAATGTTCTTATTTTTACTACAAGTAATACATATTCAATTATTGTAATTTTATATAATTCTTTATTATTTTTAACACAATTAAATAATATATCTAAAACAAAATTATGAAAATCTATTAAAGACTCTTTGTTATTACCAATTGATAAATTTGCTTTTGCAAGCATTATCTGTTCTTTTGTATTTAATTCCCTGTGAGATAATTTTATCTTAGTGTATGGTAAATCTAAACTATAATTGTAATATTCCACAATTAAATTTATGGCAATGCTAACATATTTCCAGTATTAGCATCTAAAATCGCATATCTATCATATACAAATTTTACTGCGCCATATTTTAAACCTTCTTCCATATAAGAATATGATTCACCGGGTAAACTAATAGGTGCCAAATTATAAAATCTATATACTTTTCTAATTTGCATTGGATTATAAGCACCAGCTTTTGCATACATCACAACATCAGCAAAATTACATTTTACATTTTTTTCAGAGTTTGGATTTCTGGCAATTAATCCATTATATCCAACGGAAATAACCCAAGGTCTAATTATTAAATCTAAAAAAGAAGCATTTGTTTCAAGCATCGTAACACCAAAAGGTTCATATTTTGTTCTATTATTTGCAGTAGCAGGTGCTTGAAATCCACCATAATCAAGACCCTCATTACCAGCAGAAACTGATTCTCCCGGTAATTGAACTTCTCTTGCAAACACACAACCCATCATATTATCAACGGATGATTGCATTTTGCCATCTAAAAGATATTTTGTTACATCAGAATTAAATGACCACTCCGCTCCAATTTCTTGTTTTCTTAAATTAGATTGTAAATTATTAAATAGACCATTAACGTTGGAAAAATCAAAATAAATTAACCACTGACTTGCAAGAGCTAATCCTGTAGGCCAGCTACCAAGCAAGTCCAGATAATATGAAAAAGGACTTTGATCACTATATGACATAAGAATACTTATGTCTAATTATCAATTAGCGAGATAATCTCCAGAACTGATAAGCGAGTGTTACTTGTTGTTCCAATACTTCACCAGCACTTGTGAGATTAACTGTTAAATCACCAATTGATGCTGGGTAAACACCAAATAATGTATATGTTCTAAGTGGGTTACCACTCTTATCCATAAGGGCCAACACTACTTGATTTGAAGAATCTTTACTTGGAATATTATAAGAACCAGTACTATTTGAATCATCAAATACTTGTCTTGTCCAATCTTCAAATTTTCTACGAATAGAAAGATTTGATGGAACACGGAATGTTATTTGCCACCCATTACTATTTGGATAGTTTGCTGTGCCGGGAACGTTAAACTGAAGTCCCATGAAAGGAACTTGTACGTTTGTAATTGCTCTTCCGGGGAGTGATGTTGAAGTTACATAAAGTAACTCTTGTGTTGTGAAGCGAACTCCTCCAAGTGATACTACTCTAAAAAGATTTTGACGAGCAAAATCATTTGTAATAGCTGCATCGTAGAAGTTCTCTATGCCTTGGGTGTCGAATAATCCTGCCATAATATTATTTATCCTTTATTAACCAACTAATTCAGAAAAATTAACTCCTGTTCTTGTTGCAATGAAATCAGCTAAGATAAACTCTGCTGCTCTTACTGGTTGGATGTAAATTGAAATTCTTAATTCATTATTATCAATTACATCAGGTGTGTTATTGGTTTCATCACAAACTAAAAGATAATCATATAGACCATTATTCAACTTAGCTTGATCGAAGATCGGCACCAACGCACCTTTAAGACGATTTCTCGTTGCAAATGTATTTGGTTCAAACACAAAGTATTTAAGTAATGCTTGTGCTTCTTTTTCTAAGGTTAAGAATAATCTACGAACATTGATTCTATCAAATGCTGATGGTTTACGGAACAATGTTTTTTGTCCATAAATTACGAATCCATCATTTGTGAAATATGCAATTGGATTTACATTAATCTTGTAAAGTAAATCTCTTTGCTTTTGTGTAGGATTGATTGCAATATCAACTACATTCTGTAATGTACCTCTATTGAAACCAGCTGGAGCAATCCAAGGATAAGCTGTTTGTGATGTTTGTGCAAATACAGCAGCAGCATAACCTGATGTTGGGAGCCAAACTTGTTTATTTGTGAATACATCATTGGTTTTTATCCAGTTACCGTATGTTGTAACATAACTACTTTGAACAGCACCAAAAAGATTCTTTAAAGGCCAAAATATATTATTTGAAAATACATAATTTTTTGAATTTGATACTTTAAAGTTTTCACCTTGTATAAAGATTGATCTAAGTGAATCTGCAATAAACACATGATCCTTTCTAGTTTGATCTGCAAAAGTTATGAATTGATTTGTGATGTCAGTGTATCCATCATAAGCAAAACCATCTACACTATCACCAGTTGTTGATAATAGTCCTTTTCCACTATTTGCAGTTGAACCCATTGTAAGATCAACATTATATGTTTCATCAAAAGTATATGTTGATGTTGCCTTATCTTTTTTTTGTACATAAGCACTTGACCATATTGTACCTAAACCAGCTTCTGCAATAACATCAACATTAATTGCATCATTATTTTCCAATGAATTTAAAACTCTTTGAAGTTTTAGTGGAACATTACCAAGATCTTTTACTGATGTATCAGTATCTGATACATAAACACCAGTTGCAAATAATGCTTGTGCTTCAGGGGTAACTCTTACAGATTTTGCAGGAATAGATCCTAACTTTGAATCATTTTTAATCCAAGTACCTTTTTGTGAAATATTTGGATTTGTAATAACCTTTATATTTTTTGATTTGTTTTTTACAACTGTATCAATAAAGAATGATGATGCAGTGCCACCATTTGGATTATTCTGTGTTCTATTTGCGTATAAAGAACCAGCATAACCTTCAGCAATCGAATAATCAAGCGTTACGGTATCTTGATTATACTGTGAAGTCTTGATTTTTACGAGTAATAATATAACACTATCATCAAAAGATTTTGTACCAAAATCATATCCTGTTGGATAATGTTCAACAACATATGATAAACTATTTGCAACATAACCAGTTACTGTTTGTGTTAAAGTAAAGCTTAAACGTGCTGGTGGTACAGTTGTAAAAGTTTGTAAATTATTATCATATCCTGTTACGGACTTAATACTATTAACACATGTGTGATTAGTTGATGGATTAAATGTTGAATTATCAGCCAAAACTACATAATAACCTTCATAAAGATTATTAACTGAAGTCTTTGATTCATTAATAACAATTAAACCAGCTTTACCTAAATCATCATATTTTGTAATTGCTTCAAGTGAATTATTTGAATTTACTTCCCAAGTAATGTCATTTGCAATTAATTTTTGATATTCATCATCACTAATTAAAAGTGAAGTTGGTGCACCTAAAGCATATTTAGTACTTGATTCATATGTACCACCCATGTATCCAGTAGATCCAATATATCCTTCGACTTCAGCTTGTGAATTATACCCACCACCTTGTAATAATACAATAGGTTGATTTACATATCCAGTTCCAGAATAATCAATAACAATTGCTGAAATTTGACCTACGAATGAACTTAATGCTGGATTTGAACTTAAAGATTGTGGGTAAATTACAGCATGAGCTTTTGCTTTATCCGAAACGTCTGTGTTATCAGAATTACCGCCTAAAAATTCCACAGTTGGTGCGGAAGTATACCCCATACCAGCATCTGTCAATAAAACAGATGTTACGCCAAATGTTTCTGTACTCACAGTATTTGATGAAATAGGATATGCAAGAACACTATAACTATTTGCATAACCAACACCATTACCAGATCCATAAGGGAATCTTGTAACCATAAGGTTTGCTGGTGAGTTTAAGAGAATTTGTTTTGCAGAATAGTAAAGATACCTTTCGGCACTATTTGTAGGTGTTCCAAATATTTGTTCATATTCGGATACACTGCTAACATTAACAAAGTCTTCTGTTGGACCTTGATCAGCAAATCCTGTTATGAGTACATCTGTTGAACCAATTGGTCTTGAGATTGTACTAAGGTCAATTTCATTGATTTGAACGCCGGGAGATGATATAGTTCTTTCTGACATAATTTATAATAATATTTATCTTTAGACTTACCCATTTTTATAAAATGTTTATTTTACTTCTTAAAAGGTAAATAGATATATGACAAAGTTTGATTTATATATCTATAATATACTTACAGAATCGAAGTGCACAAAATCAACTCAAAAGACACATTCCACAAGAAAAGGTAAGAAGTGGATGAAATGTGTTAAGAATCCTAAAGGTAAAGGGTATAAAAGAATTCATTGGGGTCAAGCTGGTGTTCGTGTAACTGGTAAGTCAGGAAACACAAAACGTAAAAAATCATTTCGTGCTAGACACAATTGTGCTCATGCAAAAGCGGGTACACCACAAGCAATGGCTTGCAAAGATTGGTAAACCAATAAGTATTCTTATGTCAAACAAATTTAATAATATATTCTCAAACTATCTTAAAGAAAATCTTTCAGAAGATGAAGCAACTGAGGTATTAGATAAAGTTAAACCCGAATTAACTGGAGAAGAACCATTACAATTAAACGATGGTGAAAAAGTTCTTAAAGCATTGATTGATCATCCAGAGATAACTCATATTGAAAAAGCTTATGAAAAAGCTGGTATCGCACCAGAAAAAGCTCAACCACTTTTAATTAAAATGGGATTGAACCCACTTGGTAGTAATGATGAACAATCAAAACAAGCAGATTTACAAAAAAAAGCATCACCAACCAATGCTAGTGCATCCACATCTTATGGTGTTAACACAAGTACACAAGGTGGTCAAACACCAGAATCATCAATTCAAGGTGTTTAATTAAAAAATAAATAAAATTATTATGAGTAAAAAAACCCGCCCTAAAAGGCAAGGTGTTAAGAAACAATCCGGTAGGATTGTTCATGAAACAACAAGTGTAGAAGCTGGTAAACAGCCTGATAACAGTCCATATGTATTTCAAAGAGATAAAATATCTTTTGATTTATCAATAAAAAATTTACCTTGGACAAATAAACAAAAAGAAATCATAGCAAGATTTTTAGATAAAGGTACAAAAGTATTGATGCTTAAAGGACCAGCAGGAACTTCTAAAACAACTCTTGCAATGTATTGTGGATTAACTCTTCTTAACATGAGAAGAATTTCCGATATGGTATTAGTTCGTTCTGCTGTTGAATCATCAGATTCTAAACTTGGTTTCTTACCGGGAACTCTTGATGAAAAGATTGCAGTTTATCTTACACCATTCCATGATAAGTTTGAAGAGTTACTCTGCAAGGCTCAATTAGACAAGCTCCAGAAGGATAATCGTTTAACAATTTGTCCAATAAATTTTGCAAGAGGTCTTCACTTCTCTGCAAAATTTGTTTGTGCTGATGAAGTTCAGAACTTTTCCAAAAAAGAAATTCATACATTAATGAGTCGTATTGGTGAATTCTCAAAAGTATTTCTTTGTGGAGATCCAGAACAAAGCGATCTTCCATATGGTAAATCTGGATTTGATAAAGTTTATAGGTTATTTGATAATAATGAGGCAAAGGAGCAAGGTATATTCTGTATGGAGTTAACCGAAGAAGATATTGTTCGTTCTGAACTTTGTAAATTTATTACACATAAATTTAAAGAATTGTATATTCAAGATCAACCTAAAGATAAACACATTGATCATAATATTATTGGTTTAGATTCCGAAAAAACAACTTGGAAACCTTCTAATGGTAAGTAAGTATACTATATGAATAATAAACCAAACTTTCAAAACGTTGAAAATAGACCAATTGGTTGCACATTTTGCGGTTCACATGTTACTGGTAAAATAAGCCCAAGATTTGATACTAAAACAAAACAAAACATTAATGAATGTCGTTGGGTTTGTTCACGATGTGGTAATTTAGTTAAAGTCGGAAATGTAAAATAATGGATCTAGATAAGATCATAGAAGAAGTTTATGAGAAAGGTGGAGGTGGGTATGGTGCCTACAGTGAACCACCTCGCAAAGATTTTGCACCAGTAAGCATGAAGGGTGGGTATGATAACGCATACCAACAATCTGGTTCAGTTGGACAATTTACTGAACCACCACCACAAGCACCAATTGTCTTGCCTTGGCCTATGCAAACCGTATATGATGATTTAGGTGACGGTTTTGTAATGATAATGTCAGCAGCAAATAAAATGGTTCAATGTGTTAATGTTAATCCATCATTAACAGATGATCAAAAAGATAGTCTTGTTGATTTTTATAAAAAATTAAAACAAGCTTTAGATTTAATTAAAAGTGTAGGATCACATCTTGGAGTATCTAATATTGCAGGATCACAACCATCTCAAAATCCAGTTCCAGCACCAGTAAATCCCGCCCCAGAAACCATGCCACAAAAAGGTAATAACATTATAATTAAATTACCTTGACTTATCTATAATTTCAATATATTATCATATTATATGATTAATATAATTAAATCAACTATAATAGTTATTATAGTTTCAGCAATTGGTGCTCTAGGAGCTTCACTATTTCATTTAAATTTTATTGCAGCATTTTTACTTTTATTTGCCACTCAATATATAGTTTTTTCATTTTTAGCTAGTGTTATTAACAATTACTATAAAGAACAAACTAAACAAAAACAATTAGATACACTAGAGCCACTTTCTACAATTTTAGAATGTTCATACTGTAACACTAAAAATGTAATGACTTTTCTTCCTGATGAAAATCAAAGAGTTGAAATGGAATGTGAATCTTGTAAAAAAAGAAGTATAGTAAACATGCAATTTGTAGTTGCAAGAATCACTGAACATGTTAATGTTAACACTAACCCTTTAGCTAATGAAAATATTGAAGAATAAAGATTGGGAAAAAATACATGAAGAAGCATCAACTTGGGCTAGATGGATAGCTCTTTATGAAGCTATAAACTATCTCGCAGATAAAGCAGAAGATAAAGGAATAAAATTTGATACTTTAGATTTAAAACCTCATAAAATTTTAGATTATATTGAATCTACACAGGATATAATTTTAAGATAATTATTAAAGTGT